ATTTCACCCACATACCTAGCAACGTATCCTACCAATCTGTTTTGATAAGTGTAGGGTAATATGACTCTGCGGTCAAAGCCGCGGTCCTTATAGTCTGTCTCGAGCCAGACAGCAAGATCAAAGATCTGCCTGCCTTTTAGGTAGTCAATTTTTTCAGGATCCTCGAGCGGCCTTACATCAAAGCCAAAATCAAAGTCAGGCCAATCAGGAGTCCATGTAGTTTCTGGTTCTCTAGTAACCAGGCTGTCCACATCTGCCTGACTGAGTATTTCTAATTTAAGTCGCTGTACCTCAGATTCTTCAAAGCCCAGTTGCCTTAGCAACTTGCTCATTTTAAAACTGAGCTGTCTACCTGGTTGCCAGCTGGTCTTATATTGGCAATTGAAACAGTGATAGCTGACACCACCATCAGCGTTGTACATTATGCCGCCACGGTGTTTGGTATCTGGTCTACTCTGACCATTGACCACACACATAGGACAATTAAAGCTGATCCAGCCTTTGGGACTGGATCGGCCATTTAATCTACTTCTAATTAGAGTCTGTAAGGCCATCATAGCCTTTGTATTTTAGCTTCTGTATAAGACTTTGTCAACAGTACCGGTGTTATCTGGATCAGGAGTATAGAAAATTTTAACCCAACGTGCATCTGCGATGAAGTTCCAACCTTGTACGGAATTGGTGCCATCAAATACAATTTTGAACTTATCGTTAATAAATTTGACTGAATTGTATTCACCCATGCTGTCGTATTCCAGACTGATCTTTGCTTCAACTGTACCTTTGAAGTTGGGTGCAGTAATCTGTATGGTATGCAAGTTGCTGGTATCGTTTCGCTGTAAGTTGCTCTTGATTGGCTGACTAGTCCATACGCCATTTAGTTCTGTGAAAGTGCATTCTATGCTTGGAACGAACTTTGGATAGGCACCGTCAATAACTTCAACTTCAATCGTCGCTCGTCTATTGTTGTCAGTATATAGGCTTCTGGAAATTCCATCACCGTCATATATTACAGAACTTAACTGATAGAGTCCTGGTGGCAAATCTGTTAGATCACTACCTAAAATAGTAAACTCACAAAACCCTTCCTCTGGCTTTACAAGATTAGCTCTACGTTGTAAGATGAGCTCGCCTGTCCTAACTTTCATTAGGTGTACCATTACAGTTTTGCCCAAAAGGTTGACAGGTTTGCGGTCTTGGTTCTTTACGTCGAAACCCAAGGTGCTGTCCACACCTTTATAGATAGTTTTTCTGGTTGTATTAAATGGCATGTTCCTCGTCCTACTGTAGCCCTGTGCGTCAATCAAGATTGTACGCTGTGGGTACTGCAAAAATGTAATAGTGTCGCTCATAGTTATATTTATTTTAAATTGATCGAACTAAATACAACCGATGGCAAAACATAATGAGATATTAGAGAAGTTTCCTTTTCTCAGTTTGTGCAAAAGTGGCGACGAAGAGTTTTTAGGCATTATCCAGAACTACAATGGCAGTATTGCCAGCGTCTACGTATATAATAGCCTAAATTGTACTGAAGACAAACAGAATTTCTTAGAATTTGGTGAAGAATGGTGGTGGAATAGCAATAGACAGCTACCCATCAACATCTTCATAGGTGCAAGATTCAAGAAATTTAGCTATTGCCTCAAAACATACAACATAAAAGATTTCGAACTACTACACGGCGTCCCAATAAGTTTACAGAATCTTATAACAAAGCGCATCAAAAGACGCCAAATACAACTGGTTCAAAAGTTAGAGTAAGTTAACTTATTCAACTGTAGCACAATGGCCTGAGCATAACCAAAACTGTGACTACGCTTAAAATAATACTCATCATTCTCTGGTTTAACCCAGACTTCTCGCTCAATATCCTGCCAGCTTTTACCAATTAGATGCTTTTTACCCGGTCTAATACAGGCTAGAACCATAGCCAATTGCTCTAAGCTACGTGGCTTCATCCTAATTACAGTGTCCGCATGATTATGTACATGAAATAGCTGTTCAATGACTTCCCTGTGTTCCAATAACTCCCAAACTGGCTCTAACTCCAATAACCGGTCTATCTGCTCGTTGCTTTCGAAGTCTGCATAGATACCCACGTTGAGCAGGTCGATCTTAAACCAACCTTTATCTTCTGCTTGCTTATAGTCTACGGTACATAGACCAGTAAATGGATTCGTAGGTACGTTATGGAAATAGACACCCGTATTATGTTTACGTGGTTTGCCATTATCTACTTGCATTGCTGGCGTGGGTTTAAGTAGTTCAACTACCTGTTCCCTATTTGCAAGGTCAATATCTACGTCTGTGGTCATTGTTTACTTCTGCGAGTTTGATTAATTTTATTGTCTGTGGAATTGATACGCTGTTCGAGCACGGCAACTTTCTTAATCAACATCTGAAATGCTTCCGCTGTTGGTACGTATACTTTTTCACCATCAAAAGTAAATTCAACCATGCCATTGATCAACTTGAATGATGTCTCTGTTGTACCTGGTGTCTTCAATAGGGCAGGCACCTGACGCTTTTCACTATACTGATTCATACAATCTCCGCTTTGTTGAAAACTTCTTGGACCCACTTGGCGTCCGCGGCATGCCTGAGAATTCTTGCACGCCATGCTTGTGGTTCTATGAACCTCACAAGTTCTTCCACTTGCCCTGGCTCAAGTCTGTCCACCAAACGACTTCCCTGATCAGTAGCAAATAAACACCATGGGCTTATACGACCCATCTTAAAATCATGGACAAACTGTGGAGTGGGCACATCTTGAAAATACCTTGTCCAATCAATACCAGCTTGTTCAGACCACTCTTTGATATGAATAATACTACGCTCAATAGCACGATCCACACTTTCATTTCGCAAACGCTCTTTGACAAATGTTTCCAGGACAAACGTCTTGGTCCAGTCTGTCATTTTTACACTATTTGTGATTAGGTACTTAACAAACTCTGCCGTATCTGACAGCTTAATGTCTATCATATACTTGCTGAGTTTCATGAAGCCTGTGAAATAGGTATTCTTGGCAAACTCCTCGTAGGGTTTGTCATGCTTTACATTGGCGATACTCAGCCGCCTGAAGATCAACCAGCTCTGATAAGCAATTCTATTTTGCTTGTCGTCCTTGCAGATGATCCTGCGCTTTTGCTCGCACATGTGACTCATTAGAGTCGTTTCTCTAGCAAAGTCCTTTCCACAATACTTGCATTTATAGGTCATTTGCACTAGCGATAACATCTTTGTCTTTTACGTTAAACTGTTCCAACATATCTTTGGCGGATTTCTTATCCATAGAATCCATCCAGAGTTCAAGTTCTTGGTCACTTAGGTGAGGATTGTGCTCACGCAACCACTCCTTAAACGGATTGCCCTTCTTGCGTTTGCCACCTGGTTGCTTAATGTATGAGTGCTTGGGTGACTTATGTTCACCCACAACTGTCATCAGCATCCACTTTAGTTCATTATCCACATCTGCAAAATGCATATTGACAAACCTGTTTGTGTTGAGCAAGTAGCTCTCCACAGTCTTTCTGTCCGCACTTGCTACACTACTAAGCCAACGCATTGGAACCCAGCCTGTACTAAATTCCTTCTTTTCCTCATCGGAAAATTCCCTGTAGGCATATTTGTTCTTTGCGTGAATATTTGGTAGCACCTTCTTGAATAAGTCAAGTTTAGGTGCTTCTCTTGGTGAATCTATTTTCTTTTTCGTGGCCATACGCTATTATAACACATCAGAGCATTTTTTCAATGCTAAGGACTTCAGGTAGTTTAGTCGTTTCTTTTACGAAATATGCACACTTAGGGTTGTCGCCGCCTTCTAATGGAACTGCCAAGATGTGTCCATGCTTTAGTTTGGGGGTAAACCAACGAACATCTTGGAACACATTGATTATTTCCAGTGGTTTGAACTCAAGCCTAAAACTTGAAATAGGGTTAAATGTAAATGCACTAAATCCACGGTCGTTGATATTCATAATAGGAACGATTTCAGGATCACCGTGGTCTGGTTCACCAATGACGATAAACCAATCAAGAGGCACCTGTATTACACTGTCACCAATCTTAAGAACTGCGGCTGGTGCATGGAATGTCTCCATGAAGATCAGTGGCACAAAATGATAGTCTACGTTCTTGGGATCATTCCAATCAAGGACCGCATATCGAAGGTCTTCCACCTCCTCTGGCAGTTGGTTTAATTCAAATGCCTTGTTGTCTACTGTTAGTATGTTCATTAGTATTTTACCTTTTGTACCTTGTATGGATAACCTGCGTCATCGTAATATTTTTTCCTCGTTGTGAGGTGTCGCTTACTGAACTTTGCGGCTGATGTTATATCCCAGATTTCCACGTGGTCCTTATCTTGCGCTCGTCTAATACCTCGCCCAATACTCTGTATAACTCTTGTAAAGCTCTTTCCGGGCTCAATAAGAACCAGATTAAAAATACGTGGAATATTAAGACCCACAGCGGCCACACCATAAGTCGCCACAATAATCTTGTCATCAGCTGTTTTAATTTCATCATAATGCTCTTTACGATCAGTTGTTTTCATTGTACCACTGACAAATGCCGCGGCGGGGAGGCGTTCGCAAAGCATTTCACCACACTTCACCCTATCAACCAACACAAGCGTATTTCCAGTCTCTGCCAACTTATCAACAAAGTCAGCAATGAAGTCGATACGGTGTTTGTTTGTTGTTAGGTAGGTTAGTTCTTCTTGATAGCTAGGGTATTCTACGGTGTCTTGTAGCTGTAGAATATTTACGGTGCAGTTAGCCAGTACACCGAGATCTTGTAGATCTTTAGCCGCAATCTTATTTACCACTGGACCTATACAAGCGATTAGACCAATTCGCTCAAAATCTTCTTTGGGAATCGTTCCAGTAAGCCCCCAGCGTATAGGTACGTTGGCGAAAGGACCGCTTAGTAGTTGCTTGAGTACATCTGCTTTTGCCTGATGCGCCTCGTCTACAATTAGAGCTACAAGATCTTGACCGAATTCATCTAGTCCAATAGGGCTTGTGCCTTCTTTATATCGCTTTTGTAGGCTATGCAAACTTTGCCATGTGCAAATAGTATGAGTTTTACCTAGCTCTTTTTTGTCACCAAAGTAGACACCAACATCCAGACCAAGTAGTTCGTAATCTTCTAGAGTCTGCTTTACAAGGTCTTTGTTTGGTACAATCACTAGGCTACGCCCATATTGTTCCACACTTTTACTTAGAGTAGCTGTTGTAATAGTCTTACCTGCACCCGTAGCAATCTCCTGAACGCACTGTGGGTTGAACAGGAACTTATTAATGGCATCTACTTGATAGTCACGTAGCAATACAGGTGTTCCTGCGGCGGGGTGACCCTTGGGCCAGATTGTCTGATCGTGTGTTGTTTCAGTTACGGGCACAAACTTAAAGTCATAGGCTGATCGTTGGTCATCTATTGTAATAGAGTAGCCCTCATCAACTACAATAGGTAGTATCTGATCTAACAAGTTAAAATAACTTGCGCCGCCTAAACTAAAAAAGCTGACACATCCGTCCCAACGACCTAGTTTATATGCAGGTGTGTGCCTTGCATACTGCATGAAAAACTTAAACTCCTTTTCGAGCCTACGTCTTGTGCTTACTTCTAGTCCTGATAATTTTATGTTTACTTCGTCTTTAATATGAATGGTACATTCCATAGCATATAGTGTAACACCACACTTTCATGAAGTCAAAGAAAAAGGCTACCTTGCGGTAGCCAAAGGGGTTAGGCAAAACCCTAGGAGATTATAATGCAACCAAAATTATGCTCGCTTCAGAATAGTGGTCTCAGCCAAACGCTTCCAGTTATGTGCGCTCATTGCGCGGAGATCAGCAATCTTCAGAACGGTACGCAAGCTCAGTTCGCGCAAGCGATTGCGGTTTTCCCAGACGTATTCAACGATCTGATCAGCGGCGCCTTCTTCGAAATCATACTTGTCCAGCATGCCGTCACGAACGATCTGTTTGATACGCAGGAACTTGTCACGCTGAGTATCCATAGTCAGATCCAGATAGTGACAGCGGGATTCCAGAGCGTCCAAGTGATCCTTCAGCTTCTTAGAACGAACGTGCTCGAACTTGATGTTAGTGATGAAGATCACACTACCCTTAAAGTCAAAACGATCAGGCACACCTTCCGAACGAAGCATACGGCTGTCAGTGTTCCAGCTGATAGTACGCTTGGAGCCACTGTCCAGTGCGGCCTTGAGAATGTTCAAGCTCAGGTCGTCCAGCAGAATGCTGTCACAGTCGTCAAACACCAAGACACTATTGCTATCTGCGTATTGGAAGAGTTTGCAGTACAGACCCACAGCACTCATCGCACCCTTGACAACTTCGAAACGCGGCTTACGCTGAGCCATCTTATCAAACAGGGCGGCTTGCTCGAGCACTCGCTCAACACCAAAGCTCTTACCAACACCAGGGGGGCCAGACACAATCATAGCACGGACTGCACCAGTGGTACAGCCTTCTGCCATCTGATCCAAAATATCGAAACGTTCACGGATACGTTCGATAGCGGCTTCGTCGCTTTCCGGAGTAGCTTCTACTTCGGGCTCCTTGGGCTTAACAATGCTGAACACATTGTCATCTTTACCTGCACTACGGATCTCACGATCCGACATATCTGCCACACTTTTACCTGTCACGCTGATGTCCTCCCTGCTTGAAATGCGAACACGAACTTCTTTACCTTCGCCTTGTCCCAGGCTTCCATTATCTTCCACAGTAACATACATACCGCGAGCGCCTTCACGAACGTCCTGCACCAGACGGAACGTATCGTTCTTGATGTTGAAGTTGCGATAGGTACCACGCAGAATAGTCACTTGAGCCATTTAAAAGTCCTCTTTTGTTAACCGATAATGTA